TAGTATGGCGACAGTCATTAAGTTAAAAAGAGGAACAACAACACCCACAACAGGAGACATTGTTTCGGGTGAAGTTGCCGTAGATACCTCTGCTCAAAAACTTTACATTAACGATTCTGGTAGTGTAAAGGAAATAGGCGGAGGAACTGCATCTAACTCTTTTGCAACTATTTCTGTTTCTGGTCAAAGTGATGTTGTTGCCGATTCTTCAACAGATACTTTAACAATTGCTGAATCTGGTCTTGTTGCTGTAACAACAAATGCAGGAACGGATACAGTCACAATCGGAACTCCAAACAGTGCAGCTATTCCATTTCTAAAAGCAAATGGTTCTAGTTCAAATATCGAATTACAAACATCAGGAACGATAGGAGAAGTTTTGACCAATTTATTTATTCCATTTACAAAGTCCGATGGTAGTTCGGTTGAAACATTAGTAGTAGGTACAGCATAATGGCAAATGTAATTCCAGTCAAAGCAACGTTTACCTCAGATACGGTAACAGGTCTTGCAGAATTTCAGTCTGGTGATACAATTGATATCTCAACATATCTTTCATCAAGTTCAATTACTTTTGCAGGTGATTCAGGAAGTGATAGTGCATCATTAGGTGAAACATTAACTATTGCAGGTGGTACTAATATTACCACAGCTGCTACTTCCAATACAATTACAATTAATTTAGATTCAAATGTTGTTACTGAAACATCAACTGATACCTTAACAAACAAATCTATCGACCTTGCAAATAATACCATAACAGGTACTACTGCTGAATTTAATACTGCATTATCAGATGGTTCGTTTGCTACATTGGCAGGATCAGAAACACTTACCAATAAAACAATTAGTGGTTCCTCTAACACATTATCCAATATTGCAAATAGTTCATTAACAAATTCATCTATTACATTTGCTGGTGATTCCGGAAGTGATGGTGCTTCTCTTGGTGAAACATTAACTGTTGCTGGTGGTACAAGTATTTCAACTGCCGTTACATCAAATACAGTTACGATTAATCTAGGAACAATTGACGCCAGTTCAACAACGATTTCAAATATACCAAATTCAAGTTTATCAAATTCATCAATCACATTTGCTGGAGATTCAGGAAGTGATAGTGCATCATTAGGTGAAACACTTACAATCGCTGGTACTTCAAATGAGATTGAAACAACAGGAACATCAAACACAATTACAATTGGATTACCAAATAATGTTACAATTGGAAATGACTTAACAGTTTCAAATGATTTAACTGTCACAGGTGATTTAACAGTTAACGGTACAACAACTACTGTTAATTCTACAACAATTGAAATTACAAATTCATTTACTTTTGAAGGGTCAACTGCCAATGATTTTGAAACAGTATTAGGTGTTGTTGATCCAACTGCTGATCGAACAATTAACTTACCAGACGTTTCTGGTACAGTGATTACATCTGGTAATTTATCAGATATTACATCAGTCGGCACATTATCAAGTTTAACTGTAGGGGCGAGTGGTATTACATTTAATGATGGTTCTACACAAACAAGTGCCGGTGCATCTAACGCCTTTGCAATCGCTCAAGCAGTTGCTCTAGGATAATTATAAATAGTTTCAAAGGACTATAACTATGGCAAACCCGAATACTAGAGAAACACTCAAACAATATGCTTTACGAGCTCTTGGAAAACCAGTCATCGAAATCAATGTTGAAGATGATCAATTAGAAGATCGAATTGACGAAGCATTACAGTTTTTTGCTCAATATCACTATGATGGTATTGAAAGAATGTATCTCAAGTATCAGATTACAGCCGCAGATATAACACGAGCAAGAGCAAACACATCAACAGTCGTAACAGACACAGCAGACAGTACAGTTTCAGCAACATGGCAAGAAGGAACAAATTACATTCCTGTGCCAGATAGTGTTGTTTCTATTTTAGAAGTTTTTCCATTCACAGACAAATCAAATCTGAATCTTTTTGATGTAAGATATCAATTACGTTTAAATGACCTATACGATTTCTCATCAACAAGTGTGATACACTATGATATGACCATGCGACACTTAGATTTCTTAGATTCTATTTTAGTCGGTGAAAAACCTATTCGTTTTAATCAACATCAAAATCGTTTATATATTGATATGGATTGGACTAACGATGTTTCCGCTGGTGAATATATTTTAATTAAATGTTATCGTAAATTAGATCCAACAATTTATACAGACATCTACAACGATATACTTTTAAAAAAATATACCACTCAGTTATTCAAAAGACAATGGGGTGCAAACTTAATTAAATTTAATCAAGTGCAAATGTTAGGTGGTACAACATTGAATGGTGAACTCATCTATCAACAGGCACAAGAAGAAATTAATAAAATAGAAGAACAGATTCAATTACAATACGAAACACCTGTCAACTATATGATAGGATAATATTATGCCTACAAGAAATTTATATTTCAGTCACGGCACCAGGTCAGAAAGATTTCTATACGAGGACTTAATGATCGAACAACTTCGTGTGTTCGGACAAGAAGTTTCTTATCTTCCAAGAAAACTTATTGCTAGAGATACTATTTTAGGTGAAGATGCTTTATCTAAATTTGAAGAAGCATATTCAATTGAAATGTATGTAGAAAATGTTTCTGGTTTCGAAGGTGAAGGTGATATCATTAGTAAGTTTGGATTAGAAGTACGAGATGATGTTACTCTTGTTGTTTCAAAAAGACGATTTGATTTATTAGTTGATCAAAAGTCAAACACCTTGGCACAAGATCGACCTAAAGAAGGTGATGTTATCTATATGCCTGTCTTTAAAAAATTATTTGAAATACAGTTTGTTGAGGATGAAGATCCGTTTTATCAAATCGCAGATATTCCATTATTTAAATTAAAATGTACAACGTTTGAATACTCACATGAAGCATTAGATACAGGTATTTCAGAAATCGATAATGTTGAAGATACACTGTCAACCGATGTACTTGCACATCAAATATCATTAGAAACAGGTACAGGAACAACTGGTGCATTATTATTAGAAACACCATCTCTATCACAACTACAATTAGACGGTACTGATACTTTACAAACAGATGCAGGTTCTGGTTTAGTTTTAGATTCTGTTGACGGCACAAATGCTGATGCAGGTGATGATATTTTACTTGAAGATGAGTTAGGTACATACAATTATCTCATACAAGAAGATTATAGTGTTGATAATAAAGATGATGGTGCTCAGAACTTAGAGTTTACACAAGAATCAGGATTAGACACAGAGTTTGATTCCAGTGATGATATCTTTGATTTCTCAGAAAGAAACCCTTTCGGAGAACCTACTAAATAGAACTAGGAGAATTAAAATATGTTAACAGATAGTTTTTACCACGAAGTTGTTCGAAAGACAGTTGTAGCCTTTGGTTCACTGTTCAACAACTTATATGTTGTTCGCAAAAACAATTCTGGTAAAGTGATTCAAAGAATGAAAGTGCCATTAGCATATGGCCCAAAACAAAAGTTTCTTACACGATTAGACCAAGATGCTGGTAGAACAGCAACAGACGTAAAGAAAACTTCGATCACCTTACCAAGACTTGGTTTTGAAATGACAGGTTTGTCATACGATGCTACAAGAAAATTAAATCGTGTACAAAAGTTTAAGAAAGTCAAAGGGGCAGATGATAAGTCCATGACATCTCAGTATATGCCTGTACCATATAATATTGGTTTTACATTATATGCAATGGCAAAAAATTCAGATGATGCATTACAAATTGTCGAACAAATACTACCTTACTTTCAACCCGATTATACAGTCACCTTAAATTCTATTCCAGAAATGGAAATAGTCAGAGATGTTCCTATTATATTAAATGATGTATCTTATGAAGATTCTTATGATGGTGATTTTCAAACAAGACGAGTAATTTTATATACATTGTCTTTCACTGCAAAGAATTATCTCTATGGTCCTGTTACATCATCAAAAGTGATTAAAACAGTACAAGTTGATCAGTATGCAGATATGCCAGTGAATACACCAAAGAGAGAACAGAGATACACAGTTACACCTGATCCGATTGATGCAGACGGTGATGATAACTTTGGTTTTAATGAAACAACATCATTCTTCCAAGATGCAAAAGAATATGATCCTGAAAGTGGAACAGATAAGAATGTGTAATAAATTATGTCAAGCACTGATGATAAATTAAACGAAGTATTAGAAATCGCTGACTTACCAGAAAAAGTAGTTAAACCAACACCAAAAGTTCCAAGACCAAAAGAGAATGAAGATGTTGACAGCGATTACAAATACAGTAGAGAAAATCTTTATAATCTAGTCGAACGTGGACAAGATGCCATTGATGGTATTTTAGATTTAGCACGAGAGGGCGAGCATCCGAGAGCTTACGAAGTTGCCGGACAACTCATCAAAAATGTAGGTGAAGTAACAGAGAAGTTATTACAACTACAAGAAAAGATGAAGAAACTCAAAGATGTACCAGACAAAGCACCAAAGAATGTCACCAACGCTTTGTTTGTCGGTTCAACAACTGAACTGAATAAACTTTTAAAAGGAAAACCAATAAAGACTGATGAGTAATACAGAAATTTATTTGGGAAATCCCAATCTGAAAAAGGCAAACACTAAGACAGAGTTTACCAAAGAACAGATTGAAGAACTTCAAAAGTGTATGAATGAACCCATATACTTTTTAGAAAATTATGTAAAGATTGTTACACTAGATAAAGGTCTTGTACCATTTGAACTATATAACTTTCAAAAACAAATGGTTCAAACATTCCATGATAATCGTTTTACGATTTGTAAACTACCTCGTCAGTCAGGTAAATCAACAACCATTGTTTCTTATTTGATGCATTATGTCATGTTTAATGATAATGTGAACGTAGCGATTCTTGCTAACAAATCAAACACTGCCAGAGATATTCTAGGTCGTTTACAACTTGCCTATGAAAACTTACCCAAGTGGATGCAACAAGGTGTAATCAATTGGAACAAGGGTTCTTTAGAATTAGAAAACAATAGTAAGATTATCGCTGCATCAACATCATCAAGTGCAATTCGTGGTGGTTCATTTAATGTTATATTCTTAGATGAGTTTGCCTATGTTCCAAACAATATTGCTGAACAATTC